GGAAATGCGCCTCAGCAACCTCGATAGGCAACAGCTCCACAGCCCGCTCCACGTCGTAACCGTCGTAGGCTTGCTTTGCTTTCTCAAAGCGATCAGCAACTTGGCCCCGCTTGACGTCCTTCAAGGCCTTTACGCGCGAAGGTTTGAAGAAAGGCTCGTCGCCCTTGGATAACTCTTCCAAGCGGCGGAAGTTGTAGTTAGAAACTTCGAAGAGATAGTCCTGATCTACGGCATCTTCGACCGATTCAACGAAGGGGGAGGCGAAAATAGATTCTGGTGAGACGCGAATGAACTTAACGCCGTCAAAAAGCGTTTTGCGAACCTTCTGCTTCTTTGTCCGCTTAACCTTCTTGGGTGTTACTTCTCCGGTAAGTTCATCGATTTCCGGAACCGTCTCTTCAGTAGTAACAGAGCGAGTTTCCCAAGCTTCTTTCTTAACGTAGGTTGCTTTGATATAGCCGACGCCATACTTATTAGCGTCCATGTCTGCTTTATCGAGGGCATCATAGAGGCCAGCCTCATAGTTCAAAACGTAGGTCATGTACTGAGCCGTCCGCTCAGCAATGTCCATGTGCGACTTGGACAGAAAATCCGGCAGGACCTTGAACGTCCCTTCCTGTCCGCCAAACGTAAACATGACGTTGGCGTGGAACGTGTCTACACCAATGCGCGGGAGCGGACAGGCGAGGTTCGGGTAGCCTGCATAAGGCAATTTACGAGCGGGGGGAATGAGGTGATAAGCGTCGTAGTCGCGTTGCTTTTCCGCTTCCCACTTCGACTGGGCACGGTCGTTCTTCAGTTGGTCGAGACGGTCCTTGCACTTCAAGCCGAGTTCGGCGAGCTTCTTCTCACCAAATCCGTTCACTTCCGCCGAGTCGGCGAAGTATTCGGGCATGGACTCTACGCTTTTGATATCGATCTTGTTGTCGGCCATGGGTTATAACTCGTAGCTTTCCAATTGGAGGTCTACCGGCTCAGTCGTGCGGCTGCTGAAGCTGGGTTTGATTGCAAGCGTGTAGCGCACACAGTCAGGGAAATCTTTGTCTTTGTCCATGACCCGTTCTTTCGGGTCGTGTTTTTCTGAGAACTTGTACTCGTCCCAACGTAAGTTCGACATGCCGTACCACGTCTTCTGGCAGTCGCGGGAGAAGTAGACGGACGGGCAATTCAACGACGATAGCGGCTTACTCTTGTCCCAGCGCAGGTACTCAGAAACGATGTCGTACCCCACTTCGTTGTTGTCGGCGAGCGTGAAGCCCATACCCGCGTCCTCAAACTCGGTCAGGGTGGTACGTTGCGAACCGAATCCGCTAACCTGCTTGTTAGCTGCCGGGTCAACTAACCGCAGCAATGTCCGGGCCTTGTGCCCGCGTTCTCGTTCTCGGATAGCTTTCACAACTTCCTGCGCGGTGCCTTTGACTTCCATCTCGTCAAAGAACGTCACCCGATCCATCGGGTCTACAAACGCCCACGTAATGGCCGTCCCCTTACGTTGGTGGGGGTCCATCGCCATAATCACCGGATAACCGGCCTGCGGCTGAATCGATTCGTTGAGCAGGTGGACTGTAGAGTCCAACTCCTGGTAACGAATGCCCTTGAACTCGATGAAGTCGCCGTTTTCACGACTCTCGCGTTCCAGTGGATTTACGCCCGCGAGAAATTCACTGATGGCCTTCTCGCTGTTGTGTGGGTTGTCGCGGATGCCCCACTTAAAAACTTCGGTGTTAGGCATCACTTCCCGCACGAACTTCATTGCCCAAGTGAGGCGATAAAGGGGCGTGACGCCCATAATCCCGACACCGTTGCGGGTGATAATGCGGCTGTTACACGCCTGATACCAGTCTTCCGGTATCTCTTCGTCTGCCCACCAGATGTCGAGATCTACTGATTCACCTTTTGAGCTGTCTTGTTCGTAGGTTTGGAAGTCAATCCAGCCATCGTGCACCAAATGCAACAGATGGTTTCGGGAGTCGTAGGACTTGTCCCAAGCCATTCGCTTTGTTGGTTCTTTTCGTCCATAAGCGAGCACCTGCGTAGGCAGCCATTCGTACATCTCCGGCAAGTGCTTTTTCTCGTGAATTGAATAGTCCTGGGCTAGGACGCGGCCGTGGCGGTCACCGGCCCTAAAAACTTCGCCCGTAAACGGGTGCTTCTTGAGCGCCATACGGAAGACGAATTCCTTGGCGCAGGAGAACGTCTTAGAGCTGCGGTTGCCGCCGAACACGACCCGGTTGCGAGCCCGGCTCATGTGAAATCTAGTGTGCTTCGACTCCGGGCACGGAAGAGCGGGGCAACGCCCCGGGATCCACAGCTTGTCGAGCGGCCAGTCGTCAGGCTTACGTCCGCCGTGGGCGATGCAGCACGGCATGTAGAACTTAATCTTCTCGTTCTCTAGACGCCGTTCTATTTCAAGGGCCGCCAGATAGGCCTGCTCAAGCTTCCTGCGTTCTTCTTTGTTATCCAACCAGGTAGGGCCTTAAATTGGTCTCTGCCGCCTGGACAAGCCTCTTTTTGTCAAAGTAGTCCATCGGCGCGTATGAATAGGCCTTCGCCCGAAACGACGGGTGGCAAAGACGCTTGTGAGCCGCCAGCCCCGCAATCGACGGTGCTAACAGCAGCGCGCAACGTTTACAGCGCTGTAAGGTCATGCAGCTAGTCCGATAGTGACGGCGAGGCCTTGGGCGGACGTATGCCGATTCCACATAACGATTCGGATTGCGCTGTTATTCGAAACCATCATCGATGGCGTGAAATGGATCGTGTACGCCGTCGTTCCTGAACCAAGCCAAACCGTATAAATGAGGTTTAGATTCGAGTTGTTGCCGAAGTAAATGTCGAATTCGGCGCTGTTCTTTGCAGAGAGGTGAATTGACTTCAGACGACAAATTGACGGCGGCGTGTAATTGAGAACGAAAACAGCATCTGGATCTAAGTCGGCCGTCTTTAAATGGCGGAACGTGTTCATAAGGTGCCGTGCATCACCTTTGATTTATTTGACGACGTGTTTATCCGAGGATGCTTTTCACCTTTTCAATTCGGGCGTCTAATGCTGCGCGATCGGCATCCAGTTTCGCCTGTTTCTCGTCCGCCAACCTGTTCTTGCCTTCAAGCTGCTTCGCCAGGTCTTCAGCCCTTTTCAGCTCTTCTCCGGCTTTTAGGCGATCTTTAGCGGCTAATTCAGAGGCTTTGCGGGCTTCTTCGAGCCGGGTGTCAATTTCATGCTGAGCGTTCTGGAGCATCCGAGAGGCTTCGGCCTGTAGTTCATTGATGCGGGCTTCAAGAGCGCTTTTGCGGTTTTCGAGTTGGGCACAGTCGTTATTCAGGCCCGGCAAACGCTTCTCGATGCTCTCCAGCGCGGGAAGGGCCTTCTCAAGCGCCTTCTTCAAATCATTTAGTTCGTGGGACATTTATTTAACCTCGGGCTGTTTTTGGGACTTCTTCAGTTCAAGAAAGCGGTCGGCCACAGTGCCGCCACCCACCAAACCACTGCATAGCGCAATGACAAACATCCATTCGTCGCTGCTAATGAGCTTCATGAAAAGCCAGACGTTGCTAACTACGAAGAGCCACAGGCCAAACCCCACCTTGCGGCTATCTTTGAAAAGGACGATGTGAAGCAGGTTCATAGGGGTAAGGGGCATCCGCCGCTAATTCGTCGATTCTAGGGCCATTACCGTTCCAAAAAACGGCATTTGGAACGTGTTTCTCTGGGGCTTTAAAGCTTTTTCTACTGTTTGCTGTCGGGGGCTAAGGTTCCCTTTTGCTCAAGTGGGCCGTTTTGTAGATGTAAATGTGCAGATGCTAGGGTCCCTATAAGCGTATACACCCCCAGGGTCGAGTGTATGCCGGGTAGCTAGCGCTGCCCTTGGGTCTTTTGCTCTACTTCTCGCGTACTTTTCTACGTAATAACTAGCGTAACTGCCTTGGCTTCCGTCGGAGAACGTCTCCCTAATCAGGGCGGGTGCTACCGGGGTCGTCTACTATTTCGGCGTCTACGGCATCGGTGGGGGAGAACCGGATTTGCTCTAGTTTCTGCTTCAATTCGCTCGTGCTCATGCCTTGAAAAACGTTGATTTGAGTCGTCGGGGCCTGATTTTCGAGAACTTTCTGGCTATCGAGCACGCGCGCGACAGCCTTCTCGGCAACCCCTAAATTCTCGTTCTGTAACCCAAGCTCGAGATAACGAACAGACAACTCGGGAATGGCCTCTTTA